AAATCAAATAACTTTCAGTTCATTAGATGAATCATACCAACCGATTAACCAAAATAATAACATGGTTAATACATACAATACTAATATGAATAATGGGCAACAAAAACCACAAGAAATAAATTTTGCTCTTGATGGAACTGATACCAGAGGATATGCTCCAAAAAGGAAAATGGATATGCCAAACCAAATGTCTTATCCAAATCAAATGTCTTATCCAAATCAAATGCCAAATCAAATATCTTATCCAAATCAAATGCCAAATCAAATGCAAAATCAAATGCCAAATCAAATGTCTTATCCTAATCAAATGCAAAATCAAATGCAAAATCAAATGTCAAATCAAATGCAAAATCAAATGCCTAATCAAATGTCAAATCAAATGCAAAATCAAATTAATGGAGATATGAGTATGGTAAATCCGATGAATATAATGAGTATGCAAAATACATCAAATAATAATAATTATATAGATACAAATGTTAATAACGGACTAAATCACATTATAAATGAAAGAGAAAATTTTGATAATGAATTGAGTAAAAATCAAAATAGGAAAAGTAAATTTGATCCGACTATATCTCCATATACAATGCAACAAAATCAGCAACAAAATAATATGGATATTAATAAAATATTACAATTACAAAATATGTATTCTCATAACAATCATTTAAACTTTAACGGGGGTGGGTGGGCAATGAATGAAATATGTTATGAGTTGTTAGCAGCAGCAAGTGATGATCAATTAGATGAATATATAAGTCAATTAAAAACAACAATATTTGAAAGTCATAAGAATTTTCCTCAAATTAATCCAGTAATGGTACAGACATGTACATCTAATCAATGGAAATCAATAATAAATGATATGAAAAATTCTGCTAATAAATTACAATCTAACATATTTATTTCTGATAATGATAATCAATATGATGATAGTACAAATATATTACAAAACAATACATTTGATAATATAAATAATGAAACTGAAAATGAAAATAAAATAGTATCTATAAATTTACAAATAGATCCATCAGAAAATATGGACCCTGAATATTATAGTGACTGTGTCCTAGATTTTACAGAAAATCCATATAAACACGTTAAAAGTATATCTATAACTGATCTGTCTATACCAGATAGAAAGAATAATATAACAGAAGATAATAATAGATTATTATTATTAACTGATAATAATAAAGATATTAAAGTAATTATACCAGATGGTGTATACGATATATACAAACTGATAGATACATTAAATAATGAATTAAAACTATATGGTATATACACAAGAATAGATAATCAACAACGTGTTATATTCAGTAGTCAGACTTTATTTGATATAAATCTATGTGATAATAGTATATTGAAATTACTGGGATTTAAATATGATTCGTATATTGGAAAGAATGTGTATAGATCTGAAAATTGTATAAATTTAAAATACTATTCTGATTTATACATATATTTTGAAAATATATCAAAATCCAAACCAATATTAATATATAACTTTGATAATCCGCCAAAATTTCCTTCTACAATAAATTTCGATAAAACTATTGAATTATCAGAATTGGATATTAAAATAAGGACAGATGAAACATCAAGTGATAAATATTTATATGATTTTGGCGGTGATACATATTTAATGGATATTCAAATAGATATGTTAGAATAAATTATTATGATGATCAAACATTATATGTACAATTAATATATATAATGTCAATATTTAAGAATATATATTTTATCGGAATACTTTTAGTTACTCTAGCTATAATAATAATTTATATAATTCAAGAAAGAAAACATAAACATGAATTAGATAAAATAAACCGTTTAGAAAGAGAATATGATATGGAACAAAAAAGATTAAGTAAAATAAGGTTGAGATCTGATCCATGCCCAACGCCTAATTTAAATAGTCCAAGAACATGTTATTTTCAATCTAATTATAAGTGCTCATGGAATGAAAGAGGGAAGAGATGTGATTTAAGATCTTAGTATTTTAGGTATTTTGCAAGATTTATTATCAACATAAAAATATTTTTCTCTTAAATTATATACAAAACTATCTGGAACTTTATTATTTGAAATATTCTCAAATAATCCTCCTGTCCTAAAAAAATTAATAAAATACATAGAATACATACCACACTCTGAATTACTTTTTTGATGTTTTATATTAGATATTTTTATATCTGGTGTTATATTTTTGCTTATAATATATTTTTTAAATTTATTCATAAGATCAATAAATTCCTTGTTTGGTTTCATCCCATACGAATCAGCAAAATATACTGTTCCTTTTTTAATATCAGAATACATCATAACCCAATGTGATCCAGATTCTGTATGTTTATCCAGATTGAATACTATTCCAAATTTATGTATTCCTCTGTTAGCATATTTATCAAAATTTAAATCAGATAAGCCAAGTATAGGAAGATTATCAAAATCTCTTGGAACTGCACCTAAAAATTTAAAGTTATTATCAATTTTCATTATCTGATCAAAATAATCTTCTATATTTTTAGTAGATAACCATTCATCGCATTTGGGGCCATCTGGAGCAAATGTATATTTTGTTAATTGTTCAAGTTTAGTATTATCTGTTTTATTATGCACCTTATTTTCTGCAAAATCTAATATTAAATTTACAAAGTTCTGCTCTATCCAGCATTTTTGTGTAGTACATTTGTATAAATTTTTCATTTTCACTGAAAACTCCTTTAATAGATAAATTTTATAATTAATAGGATCATTATGTAATCTAGAATTATTTATGTTTATTATGTAATTTTTTGACATATTATCCCTTCTTATAGATTCATTGAAACCTTTTGCCATAAGATGTAACAACTCCACATCTATACATGATCCATTATTGAACGTCCTTCCATATGCACATTTTTTATCATTTGGTCCTATAAGTATATCAAAGTTATTGTTCATTCTATTAATATATAATAAATAAAGAAATCTTTACAAAAATTATTAATTGTTTAACATTTTTTTTATATCATTAAAAAAAATTATTTTCTTAGGGCATACGGGATCTCTAAAACCTACATATTTTCCATCTTCATCATATATAGATTCATTTTCATCGATATAATAATTTGTATTATTATATATAATCTCGTCAAGAACTATCTCTTGATATTTTTCCACATCATTTTTTTTATCATAACCACTTATTTCGCTAAGTCTCTTGTTTGGATTTTCATCGATCTCATTTGTAGTTATATCTGTTTTAGACATAATAATAATATATATAATAGTATATATTATCATTAAATTAAATTATCAATTTTATTTTAGTTTTCATCATCACTAAATGCATATTCTTCAAATTCAGAATATTTCTCCCTATCATCATATCCACTATTTATGTATCTATCTGATTGAGATAACTTTTCTTTTTTTTCTTGTAATTTATCTTCTTCCTTTTTTATTTTATTTAATATATTTTTAATATTTTTATCATATACTTTACTTTTTGTATTTATTATAGTATCAGCTACTTTCATTATATCCTTATTCATTTTCTTTGGCCTTGTATTTATATATCTAGTGAATATATCTAATTTATCTGGATTATTTCTAAAGAATAATACTCTATCCCACATTTTTTTTAGTTTTGGGAAACTATCTTTGAACCATTCTCTATCTCTATTTATAGTTACATTTGATAGGTCTTCTAATCTCCAATATATAACTTTATCAAATACATATTTATAATATTTAGAATTTGTGGCTATCTCCTGCATCTGTTTTGCGATCCATATATCACATTCATATGGTGTCATTTCTATTTTATCTGGGTAAATAAATGATGCAGAATCCCATACTGTTTGCCAGTACGGTTCTGATATTTTGTCTTTAGGCAAAAGTTGGATAAGACAACCTTTTTCATATTTATATTTTTTAGATCTAAATGGTTCTAATTCATCTGTATCATTTATAAATTCGTCCCTATCTGTATATTCTCTTAATTTACATTGTAAAAAATCACACTCATCTAGATCGCAGCATTCAAGTTGTATCTGAACCTGATCCCAATAATATATTGGGCATATATATCCTTTTATCGGCCCGATTTTATTTATATCTCTTGATAATGGACATTTTATCTCTAACATTCTCCCTACAAATTCTGTTTTATGTTTACCATCTAACTTATATGGAGAACAGATACCATCTGGACTAGCACCTAAGAAATTATATTTTGGATGCTCCATAAGCCCAAATTCTTCAACTTTAACATTCATCCTATATTGATATATTAAAGTTGCTATCTCTTCCAACTTTTTCCCATGATAACAAAATTTATTTGATGTAAATGTAGATCCTATTGTTTTTTTTAATATAAATTTATATTCTGGTTCATATTTATTATCTCCTAAAACAGTACCTATATCACTTGCAGTTATTCTTGTTGACCGCATTTTAAACCATTCGGGACTTCTTTGTTCTGGCAATTCAATATCTCTAAGTATATAGTATTGCTGTTCTCTTCTTTTAATAATTCTATCATATTTATCATCTATTTGCACATCATGTATCCATTGTGTACCGTATGGGCCATATTCTTTGTCTAATCGTTTAATAAGATTATATTCTTTTTCTGTAGGATATTTGTATGTTGACCCAGAAATGTCTTTTGATAACTTACTTTCTAATTCTTCTAGTTCATCCACTTCAGCATCAATTATATTTTCTTTCAATATTTTATAAAAGTCTTTAAAATCTGAATTTTTATTTGTTACATCAAAATAATATACATCCTTATCCTTAGAATAATGTATATTCCTACTTATTGATTTTATTATATTTTGCGAACATATTTTATATTTTGTCTTTTCATGTATATCTTCTGATATACATACCACAATATCAATCATATCATCCTCCTTATATTTTTTTGTATTATTATTATTATTTTTGATATTTTCAATTACAATATCAGATAATTTTGTAGATTTTGCCATATTATAATATGTATATTTATATAATTTTATATGCATCATTTTTATTAATCCAAAATATATAAACATTTAATATTAAATTTAATATTAATGTCTGATAAAGATGTCTGTGTTGTCCTTACAGGCAGTGTAGATAGTGGTAAATGTTTCGGTAAAGGAACAGCCATAATGAAATTTAATTATAAACATATTAATGTTGAAAATGTTGATATAGGAGATATTCTATTAGGTGATGATTTTACAAAAAGAACAGTTCTTGAAGTTCATTCAGGTATAGGTCTATTATACAAGATTAAAACAGATGATAAAAAAAAATATGTAGTAAATGGAAAACATATTTTGTGTTTGTTGGATAATAATGATAAGTTAGTCGAAATATCTGTCGAAGATTATATCGAATCTGAAAATAAAAAATTAAGATGGTTTAGAAATAACACAACGCAAGATAAATTATATTTTAGTATTGAGTGTATAGGAACAGGTGAATATTATGGATTTAGTGTGGATAATAATAAGCGTTTTATGTTATCAGATTATTCAGTTGTCCACAATAGTTCCTTTATAGGTGTAATGGCCCACGGAGAATTAGATGATGGAAATGGATATGCTAGAAATAAAGTGGCAAAACATCCTCATGAAAAAGAATCTGGCAAAACATCTGATATATCTGTTAGAACTATTAAAACAGAAGATAATAAAAATTTAGTTCTTGTTGATTTATGTGGTCATGAAAAATATCTAAAAACCACTCTTTACGGGATTACTGGATATTTTCCAGATTATGCAGTTTTAGTAGTAGCAGCAAATAGAGGTATGTTGCCTATGACAAAGGAACATTTAGGTATATTGTTGTATATGAATATTCCTTTTATAATAATAGTCACTCGTGTAGATCTTGTTAAAGACAATCCTAAAATTTATAATAGATCTATTATATCTATTAAAAAGATACTTAAGAGGTACAATAAAAAAGGATATGTTATTAATGGACTGAATGATATCCAATTACCAGCGAATGAATTAGCTGAAAAAGAAGATGTGGCAAAAATAAAGGTTAAAAATATAGTAGATCTAATGGAAAATAGTTCAAATATAGTTCCTGTTATAACAATATCAAATACAACTGGATATTATTTTGATGTAATAAGACATGCTATGTATAATTTAAAACCAAGATCAGTATGGTCCATGAAAGAAGGAGATGTTGGAACAGTATTTTATATTGAATCAAAATTTAATCCTAGAGGTATAGGTACAGTAGTAAGTGGTGTTAGTAAAGGACAATCTATAAAAATAGGCGATGAAATGTTATTTGGTCCGTATGGGAAGGAGTTTATTCCTGTTCGTATATGGTCATTACATGATAATTGTAAGACATCAATTAAAGAATTACATGATAAACAATATGGATGTTTAGCTATTCGTAGTACTAATAAAAAACTTATAATCAATACTAATAAAGTTAAAAAAGGAATGATTCTAATTAAAAAGGGTATGGATATTAAGAATGTATGTTATGAGTTTATAGCTTTAGTAAAAGTATTGAACCATTCAACTACTATATCTAATAATTACACTCCAGTTATACATTGTGGCACTATACGACAAACCGCTAGAATCAAAATGGATGAAGATAAACACCTTAAATTAGGTGATGAGGCTACAGTAAATTTTAGATTTATAGGCCATCCAGAATTTGTTGAAGAAGGCGCTACTTTCTTTTTTAGGGAAGGAACAACTAGAGGGGTCGGAATGGTAAAATCTATTATACCATTACAAACAGATCCAAATAAAGAACCCGGATCACCTAGAAGAAATCATAGGTTCTCTAAAAAGAGAAGACGTATGATAAAAAAAGAAAAAAAAGAAAAACAACTTAATAATTAATATTATACTAATATTAACTCTTCTCTTGTATAAGTTAATATTCTCATTCTACAACAATATCTATGTAATTCTAACTTATCAAGAAGTTCTTTTCTCTTCTTATCTTTTTGCTCATCAGTTAGTTTTGTATCATTGCATATTTTGTCCATCCCTTCCTCAAATGGAATCTGTTTATCTGCCAAAAGAGTCTTGCATGTTGGGCACTTGAAGAATAACATATATACTGATTATTTATATATATTTTTATATACAAATAATATATCAATTTTTTATGGATATAGGTGTAGATCAAGGAGTATTTCATAATGATATGATAAAGACAAATGATGGCAAATATATATATAAACTTAATGAAGATAGGTATGAAATAAATAGGTTCAATAGAGACTTTGAACAATACAAAGATAGACGTCGCATAGAAATGAGAAAAAGATTAGATGAAAAACTAGCTATATTAAATAGACAAGTAGAGCCATTACCTATATATAATCAATCTATAGGAAATATAGCAATCGGAGCAAAAGATACTTTACTTAGTATATTAGATGATCTTTTGTTGTTCAATATAAATTTTAATACATTTACAAAAGATGGCCGCCTATTTTATTTAGGGATTGTACTAATAATCATACTCATATTTATATATTTTTATGATTTAATGGTTGCTATAAATTAATTATGTAAATTTTATATTTTTGGAAAATTCCAAACATTCAAGTATAATTGGACCATCTTCACATGTTAGAAGACCAGATGTACTGTTAAATAAATCTGTAATTCCATCTATATAATTAGTATTACGGCCTATTTTGTACGTATGTGTATATTTTACTAATTTATTAAAAAATTTCTTTTCTGGTTTACTTATATCAGATAAATTTATAATTGTATGATAAGCTAACTCTAATTTATCATATGGCAAATTTAGTAATTTTGTTGATATTTTATCTCCTAATAATGAATTCAAAATAACAAATAAATACATATTAATGGTGTACACCATGCCACATAAATTTTTAAATTTGTTAATCTTTTTATTTTGGTCTATGTATTTCAAATAATCCATATATTATGTATTATGTTGTGTTATATATATATTATTAATTTGTCAATTTTTTTGAGAAATAGCACTAGAATGGCGCATAACCAGTATAATTATACCTATTATTGAGAATAGATGATCGAGAAGCCAATAAATCAGAATAATGAGGAGATGGAGTATTATTTAATGTATATACTGGGTATGATTTGTATTCATGTATTTTTATTGATTTATAGAGTTGTTTTAATTGTTTTTTTGTAAGCATATATTCACTTATATCTGCTATTTGTATATCATCATTGATGATATATTTAATAATATGATATTTGGCTGTCTTTGGATGTTGATAAGAGGCTATCTGGTAATATTTGGTATATATTTCCTCTTTTGGTTTTTTGTTATATTCATTATGTGAAATAAATGTATAATATTTTCCTTTATTATTCATATAATATATATGATAAAATATTAGTATATCTGATACGTAAATTCTTTATCTAAATTTGTATATGTATTATACTCCTTTGGTCCAATATTTATTGCTCTAGTATTTATATCTATATCACCCAATATACGTTTTTCTCTACATTTATCATATAATTCATTTAAATATCTATTTAATAAAGTTTCTAATCTTTTATGAGCTCTATTTAATTTATCTGTTATAATCTTATTATTTGGTAACTTAAATATAAGAGAATGTAATACATTTAAAGCGTTTTGCTTTTTACTTTCTGCTATCTGATAGTTATGATCTGATAAATATTGTGTTATAAATATTTTTTCATATATAATAAAAAATGAATCCAGATTATCAATAAGTTCTTCATATGCTTGAGGATTGTATGCATAAAAATCCTGTATTGAAAATATAAGATCTAATATGTCATCATATTCTCTTATCTTTTTAGGTTTCGGTATAATTGAATTAAATTTTGTATCTTGTTGCTTCTCTTCAATAATATTAAGCATATTATTTTTTTCATATATATACCAAATAACAAGATATGCTATAAATAATGCAAGAAGTACATTAATACCGATAACTTTTTTCCTAAAATATAGTATAAATACTAAAATAATAACAACATATATAAATATATATTTTTGATTTATTGATTCTAAAATAGTATACATACCCATTATATATATACTACATAATTTAAGAAAAATTGATAAATATATATTATAAAGGGATATCTAGATATACTAACCATATAAATGGTAGATATAGATAGCATACGACATGAAATGTTTGTTATTAAATTTATAAACCAGATAGAATATCTAAAAAATTGTGAAGATAGTGATAATAGTGAATGGAAAGCCGATACTATTAAACAACTTCAGACTATAATTAACAAATATAAGCCAGAAAAAAAGAAATTAGTGTCTCAAAGAGAAGAAATGATAGCTGATGTTGATAGATACGTTTATATGAAAGCATGGAGCAAATTACAGATTAGTTATAGGATTAAATTAATAAATAACTATGTAAATAACAATTATGATTCCCCATTACGGGAAAATATATTAACAGAGATTATTCCTATGATTAAGGCTAAAAAATTAAACAGACAAAAACATGTTATATATGATAGACGAAATACTAAAATAGAATCAATACCAGCATTAAAAATAACTAAGGATGGTATTACAATAAAACATTAATTTATTTAGTATAAAGTTTTATAGTGTTAATAGAGCAGATTATAAGATGAATAAATATAATATTCTATCATTAATTGATAATAATTCAAATTATGGAACAAAAGAAGAGGACCTTGGCAATCCTGAACTAGCTGAATATATAAATAAGAATTATGATAAGATGACTCCTGAAGAAATGAAATATTGTGCTATAAAATGTCTTAGCAATAAGGATATTAGACGTATACTATTAACATATGAATTTGATAATATAGATATTAAGCCAGTAAAACACATGACACTAGATGTATTTATAAAAAAAACTGAAACAATACTAAATAGATATCAGCATAAAGTAGGTGGATTTGATTTTGAAGATAATCGGTGGATATTTCATAGGGAAGGTTCAAAAGATTATCCAGTAAATGAATATACTGCTATAGTAGAGAATAGTATATCTATAGTTGATATTGATAACAAAAATACAGAAGTTTATCTAGATAGATTAAATCAAATACTCAATAACATTGCTGACAATATTGATGTTGATATGGAACATCAATATAATTATAAGGATAAAATTGTATGGGTACAATTATTAATATTAGATAAAAACAAATATATTGATGTTGTACCAAATATTGAATTATAAATGAAAACTTGCAATTATAGCTAAATGATCAGATCCTGAATTTTCATTTGGTATACACCACTGTTTAGCATCATCATATAACGCTTCTGTCGATATATTTTCAATAACTTTATTGCAAAATATATAATCTAACTTATCACGAAATATCAAACCATCATTCATATTTGTTAATGCTCTTGTAGATACATTAATATTTCTGGTATAATCGTAATATTCTTGTTTTTTATTATTTTTATTCAATAATTCTTTGTATTTATTACTATCTGGAGTGAAATTAAAATCTCCACAAAAGAAGACTGTATCATTTCCTGCTGTTTCTTCTATTATAGATTTGACTACATCAATATATTTATTTATGTATTCATCATATTCTTGCTGATATATACATGGCATGTGTATATTACATACCCATATGTCTTGATTATTTTCGTCAATTTCCCCATTAGTTGTAAATTTTGCTAGCATAACTTTATTCCATCTTCTCTTTATTGTGTTGCATATATTAATTTTGTTATCAATTAACTTATTTTCTTCTTTATGATAATCTTTGAATATATAATATAATATATGTTCAATAAATGTATATTTTGGCCTGCTTTTTTCTAATTTATTTATCTCTTTACTAAAATCAATAAAATCACTAGGTCTAAATGACCTATAGTCGGTTACAGATAGTTGATCATGATCATATACGATACAAATCCCCATATAATTATTCCATACATTACCATATTGTTCTCTTAAAATACTATATTTTTTATGATTGATTGTTTTATTTAATCCACTATATATATTATCACATACCTCTTGTAAACATACTATATCTGACTTGTTAACAAGATCAGCTGTATCTTCTATTACTTTGGTTACTCTTTGATCTGAAGATATTATTTTATCCTTAATATTTCTATGATACTGGTCTAAACCAGTAGCAAGCATATTATATGTTGATATAGTTAATCTGTACATGGCAAATAATATATCATAAAAATATAGTATCAAACTATTAATAAATCAATTTTTTTCATATCTTTTAACCACTTGGGTATTTCACTTAGTTGATTATTAGAACAAGAAAAACATCGTAAATTAGTAAGGTTACCTATACTTTTAGGAATTACATTTATCTTATTATCAAAACAATAAAAATTTTGTAAATTAGTAAGGTTACCTATACTTTTAGGAATTACATTTATCTTATTATCAGAACAATCAAATTCTTGTAAATTAGTAAGGTTACCTATACTATCTGGAATTTTACTTATTTCATTATCATCACAATAAAAATATTGTAAATTAGTAAGGTTACCTATACTATATGGCAAATTACTTATCTGATTATCAAAACAATGAAAATATTGTAAATTAGTAAGATTACCTATACTATCTGGAATTTTACTTATTTTATTTCTATAACAATGAAAATATTGTAAATTAGTAAGGTTATATATACTATCAGGTAATACACTTATTTCATTATCAGAACAATCAAAATCTTGTAAATTAGTAAGATTACCTATACTGTCAGACAATACATTTATTTTATTTCTATAACAATTCAAAATTTGTAAATTAGTAAGGTTATCTATATTATTTGGTAATTTATCCAATTTTTTATTGGGTAATAATATTAGTTCAGTTATCCTACTAATATCCTCTTGTGATAATCTATCAATAAGAGATTCTAATATATCAACATCAGGTTCTATTTTTTCTGTTTCTTCCACAAACAATTCATATACTGGTTTTATGTTGCTGGCTACTTTAGACATCTTTATTATTTGCTATAATTGATAGTATTGTATATACCAATTATAGTTCAAACTATTAATAAATCAATTTTTATTGTTTAATACATGTAAGACATATCAAACAGATTTTTGCACTTTGTATATAAATGAATTAGATGGACTAATATTATATTTTTCTTTTAATTCACTTTTTATATATCTCATCGATTTCCCTTTTAACTTTTGAATAGCTATTCTATGCTCATCTGTATATTTTCTATTAGTTTTTTTATTAGTTACATTATTAATCTTTATATCTATATCTTTTCCGGTTGATGTTTCAATATATTTACTTATAGTTAAATTACCCGCATGTAATGATTGATGGCATTTTTTGCATAGAACTATAAGATTGGCTTTACTATTCATTTGAATATGTGGTTTATCTTTAACAAAACCGTCTTTACAGTCTTTTTGAAAGTTAATATGATGAGTATCAAATAAATCTTCAGTTGTATTTACATTTTTTTTACAAATTCCACAATTATCCATATATAAGGTTTTATTATACTTTGACCTTTTTTTATTTACAATACTATCTGGTATATTTGTTAATTTGTTTACTATATTTTGAGATTTATTAATAAATTCTGTATCATTAATAAGATATTTTGCAACCTTAACACCATATACAGTTTCTCCAGATCCTTCCTTAAGTTTGCGGTCAAAAATAAGTCTATCTTTATCATTATCATATGTTACATTTAAGTGAAATGGTTTTACATTTGATAGATTTACTATATTATCCATTGTAGGAATATCATGTAGATGAGTAGCAAATATGAAGGTTGATCCAGTTTTTGATAACATTTCTATAGTTGTTGATACTAATGCATTTGCAGATATAATATCAGTACTCCTGCACACTTCATCTCCTATAATAAGTGTCCCTTTATCAGCTCTTTTTAAAATTGCCCTTAATTCTATCATTTCTAATGCAAAGGAACTTAGTCCTTTTAATATATTATCATCACCTGATATTCTTGTAAACAAGCTCCTATATGGCATAAATTTATATTCTTTGGCTGGAACATACATCCCACATTGGGCCATTATTATACTAATACCTACTGATTTCATAATTGTACTTTTTCCAGAACTATTTAATCCATAAATTAACATACCTTCTAAATCATTATCTTCTGCCTTTCCGATATATAAATCATGAGGAATATATTCTACATCATCCCTTATTCTTTCAACTATCGGATGTCTTAATTCTTTACAACATACAAATGAATTATTATTATTAACTATTACTGGTTTTGTATAATTATACATCGTGGCACATTTTGCAGCAGATTTAATAAAATCCACAAGTCCAACAAAATTAGAAGCATCTCTAAAATATTTTGTATATTTTTCGTTATATGATTTTAATATATTAACATATATATCAACAGCTATGTCCTTTATTTTTATCTTAAGTAAATCCAACTCTTTAGCCTTATCTGTCAAAAATGGAAAGAATATTTTTTTACCATTTTTAGGATTATTCTTAACATATATTGTAGATATATCAATAGAATAACTATCAGTTATCTTAATCTCTTTTTTCCCGCTAATATTTTTAATTAAAGATTCTGCACGCTTATCAGATATTTTAAAAAAATATCCATCACGTGAATTATTACATAATTTCATCTTATTCCCTTTTGATAGTACAGCTTTTCCTCTATCTGTAACATATTTTGACAATACAGTTTCTATATTACTAAATAATGTTTCAATGTTTTTGATATCCCGTTGCATTTTATCAATATCTGAACTAATCCCTTCTCTAAAAAAAGCATCATATGTATCATTTGAATTCAATCTTTCCATAATATCAGTATTAAATTTCTGTTGGACATTTTTAATAAATTCTTTAAGATTAGTAATAGTATCACTATTAATATTAATAGTATCAAACATTTGATATTTTTTAAGATATTCTGCTAGTTTTAGAACATTCTCTATACTAAAATACATATTTGTTAGTTCATATGGTTGAATTTTATAAAATCCTAATTTTCGTGATAATCTTTCTATATCAACTATACCTTTTAATAATAATTCTACATTTTTCCATTTGTCATTATTTACAAACTCTTCAACACAATCCAATCTTTTTTGTATTATATCTATTGATATATATGGCGCATTTAGTGTTTTTTTTAGATATCTCCTACCTATAGCAGTAGATGTCTGATTAACAACATCAAACAAACACTTATATTTTACATTTGGTGTATTTCTGCTGTTATGTTCAATAACATTTAATTGATATGATGCATTATTTCCTAATATCAAATTATTTTGATCATCAAATATTTTAGGTTTGTCAATATTATATATGATATCACTTTTATGTTGTCTAGCAAATTCAAGGAGTAATATATAACATATTAGACTGTATGGATATCTTTCAAGATCAACATATTCTATAGGATTTAACATTCCTCTATCAGGAAATATTTTAGATAATACAGCTTGAGTATAGCTTACTAATTTAAAATTTTTATTAACACCTTCACATATCGTATAATTGACATCATCTAACTCTAAATATGATATAATAGAACTATCAGTAACAGATGTATTATCTTTGTATATTATCAATTCTTTTGGTGGATTAACTGTTAAAAATCTTAATGTTTCATCTAATGCATAATTAGTGTCATTATCAGTGGAATAACTTTCATACACCACATTTTCTCCTGTAGATAGATCTATAGATGACACTGCAATACATGGCAAATATCTACCACTATCTGTTTTCAAATCACTTATATACATACATATCAAATTACTGGAATCTGGTGATGTTTGTTCAGTATAGGTTCCAGGAGAATAAACTCCTGCTAATTCTCTATAAATATCCTCTTTCCCTGTTATATTTTTTACTTTTTTTTGATCATATATGACTACAGTATATCCATTTTGAATTAATATCTTCATATACTTATCTAAATATCTATCAGGAAATCCTAGCATATATGGATTTGTTTCATTTACAACAGGATTTGATTTACTTTTCCTTGTCAAAATGATATTTAAAATTTCTGATAGATTCTCTAAATTAGGTCCTATGATATCTGTAGAGTATGCTTCATAAAAGGACCCAACTTGCATGAATAATATGGTATGTTTACCATAATCTGTTACATATTTATCCTGAATATCCCAATAGTCATGAAATATTAGTCTCTTTGACTTGTTTGTCTTTTTTGACTTACTTGTCATACTTATACAGATATGACATAATAAATGTTTAACTTTATTTTCTTGAAATTTCTTTTTTGATTATATTAAGCAATTTATCCTTAATAAATCTTTTTATTTGATCCTGTCTATGTGGAAGGTCTACATAATTATACCCAGATTCTTGTATAAATTTTTTAATTAATTTATGCATAACACTCCTTGATAAAAAATATCTCTCAATAAAATCTACTTTTTTTTCTAATGTTCTTATGTCTTCTTTATGTACTGTTCCTGGATTATATTTACTTAAATTATTAATCAGATCTGCCTTATTGCCTTTTATTTCTACATAATTCAGTATATCATTTAAATCTTCAATTAACCATTCATCTAATGCTTTTAAATGAATATATTTAACCATCCTTTTAATTATATCCTTATTATAATTTAAATCCTCATATAATCCAAATATAGGCCTACTATAATCTAGTCTTAAAGATGGAGTTAGAGGAGATAAGGGTGACAATGGTGTATCAGATATAATATATATATCATCTGAATCAGTTTTAATAATTGTTGATGGTTTTATTCCTGGGTTATATAATATATCATTTGTAATGTTAATTGATGGAGTAAATATATAATCATTTGGTGATTGTATATATAATGACATTATTTATATTATATCATTATATAATATTTTTAATAATATATTTTATATACTCAGTCTCAATATTATCAACTGTAACATTTTTACTCTTAGTATAGTCGTCTAAAAAATTATATATAAAACTATTATTTGCGAATCTTGAGATTAAAAAATTAAATTTTTCGATTATTTTTTGACCTTTGGTTCCTCTATTATTATTTTTTTTGGCAATACTTATTTTATCCTCTTTAATATCTATATATATATATACTTTTCTGTATATATCAGTAATTAATATTTTTTTGATATATTCAATAAATACATCTACTATTGAGTCATCAATTTCACTAATAGTTCCTAAATAAGAAACTATTGAATATTTTAATAACCTTATTTTTGTAAAAATCGGATTATTTTTATTTTTATCTAACCATACTGCCAAATCATCAAAAGAATTAATATTATAATATGTGTTTATAAAGTATTTGTGTGGATAACTGAATTTTGGGAGTGATATATCTTTTTCTACTTCAACATTTTTACTAGTAACTGGGTTATCACAAATATCCCAATATATTATTCTATTTGTTTTTTTGTCCTCAAATGGATATGTAGGACATTCATTATTATTACTATACATAGGTCTTAGTGTTAGTGGATTTATATATAATTTATTTTCTGCCACACACTCTCCTATACATTCTCTTCCATTTATGCTTTTGCCATAATTCATTATATATTAAGGTTCTGTTTTATATTTATCTGAGATCCCTTAATAATATTTCCTTTTCCCAGTAATATTCCAGCAATAAGATTTCCTATATCACCATTTCTTATAGGTTGATTTTTATTATTTATATCTGGATTTTCTGTATATGGATACTCTATCCTATTATGTATATTTTTTCCATATATGTTATTGTCAGTATATTTTATGTAATTATGATATACAAAAAAAGGTATATTAAAATTTTCAGGATTATTATTATCACCATGACTATCTTTGTATCCACCATGATCTGAGGTTGCTATTATTGTGATATTACATATATTTTTGTAAAGATTTACTAATCTAATTATCTTTGATATACCTATATCAATATCTGCTATTTGTGTTTTATATTCTTCACTATCCCATCCATTTGTATGACCAATATAATCTGTTTCTTGTAAATGAATAAATGTATAATCATATAAATTACATTTATCAGCATTTATACCTCCAGTATCTTTTATAAATTTTCGGATAACACTTGATATATATATATTCGAATATTCTTGATTTATATAGTACATATCTGGTCGTGTTTTGTATATATTGAACTTATCCTTCCCTACATACATAGCACTGCTTTTATTATTCCTTTTTAATATATCAAATATATTATCAAAATTTATTACATACCCATTTTGATTACTATTAAATGATACACCATGTTTTTCAACTGACATACTAGTAAACATTGATGTATGATTAGGTAATGTTAATGTAGATGATTTATCAGTGCGTGCATTATAAGTATAAAGTCCATCATTTACAAAATGTTTAAATCCTGTCGAATTGCCACTATTTATAAAATCTTTTACTTTGTTACTATTCAAACCATCTATGCTAATATGTATAACCTTATCTGTCATAATTATCTATATTGTATATAATATATACATATATTGATAAATATGGATTACATTGATAGTACATTTAAAAATAGTATTGGGTATGCTGTAAATGATATGTATCCAAATCTTAATGTAAATCATAAAAATTTATTGCATAAATATCTTATTGATATTATTAACTTTACTGCCACAAAATTTAATTTTGATATGAATAATAAAAGCAAATATTATCACCAATTATCACAAAATAATTATGAGGATATAAAAAGTTTTCTAAATCTTTTATTACCTTATGTTGATGATTCGCGAAAAAGTACACAACACATAAAATCCTTAAATGATATTTATGTGCAAAAACAGGATACAGGTGATCTTGATATAAGAAAATATGAATTTTCAAATCTTCAATATGGAAGATGTAAACGATTACCTAATAATGTTATAGAAGAAGTACAATTTAATGTTGAACATTTGGAACATAATCATTATTTATTGAAAGATACTATACAGATTATATCTAATAAATTACATGTTAATTGGCTTAATATCCGTCCACACTCTTTAGATAGTGTTAAAACAAAAGATATATATAAATTAACTAAACAGTCATTTGATAATAATAATATATCATATTATGACCCAGTAGTAGATAATAATGATCAAAGAAGTTATAGAGGGTTATATACTGGTGATATATATAATGTAATTAGGAATTATTTGTATGAGGACATAGTCCCTATAAAATGGCTTATTTTTGATGTAAATATAAATAACAAATTAACTCAGATTATAAATGTAATTAATAGTATATTTGATATTGAGTTTGATATTAATACAAATTGGACAAAATTAACAGATAGTAATAGATCTAGTTTTATAAAAAGATGGAATAGTATTATAGATTCAACCAAAAATAATGAAAGTATTTATGGATATAGCCAAAATATTATAAAATATATTACAAAAGTTGTAACTGTATTTTTTGATAAAAGATATGGTCGATCAGATGATACTATAGAAAGAGGATATGTACCGATAAATGTTGAATTAAGTTTAGATGATGAGATAATAAGAGAAGATAAAAATGATGACAGTATAATGCGATCAGCCCAAACTATATCAGCTGATATGATATATGATTTTATTACCAATTCATTAGTACAGTACGACACAACATGGTATGGGAAACAGACAAATACTATTATAGGTTACAGTAAAAATATACAGTTAACTTTAAAAAATATTTATAATTATGCAAAATCTCTATCAAGTTATACAGTAGATAATACTTTTAGCAGCTATTCAAAGTGCTGGCGAGGCTTATCAACAAGTGACAAAACTGTGATACTATCAAGACTTAATTTTAAAGAAGATGATAATGTAATGTCATGGTTTAATATAGGTAGATATATTCAATATACTTATGGAAAAAAAGCTGATGTCGAACAGATAAATAATGATATTTACAAAATGATACATAAGAGGATTATTGATATTATATTTGATGTACTTATATCGCAAGGTATTTTGACAGAATTTTCTCCTTTGAAAGAAGTTACTGATAAAAAGTACATACCAAAAGACACAAAAAAACAAGGAAAATACGTCACAGATACATTAAAAACAATGGTATTTGATCCAAATATGTCAAGATGGAATAATACCTTTTATTTTTTAACAGGAACAAAATTCAGTGAGGTGATGCACACATATAAAAATATTAAAAAATCATATTTGCAATCTATTATAGATGGAGATGCTATGTATTGGATGGGATTTTATGCATTTTCGTGGATATCTCAAATAGCCTTATTTCATAGATATATACATTGTAGAATAATATATGTTACTGGCGCAACAGGTGTAGGTAAATCTGCCGCTGTTCCAAGACTTATGTTGTATGGACTTAAGATGATAGATTACAAAAATAGAGGCAAAATAGCTAATTCACAACCTAGACAATCACCTACAGAAGGAAATCCTACTGGAATGGCAATTGCTATGGGTGTACCATTAACTGAATTTAGTTCAGATTTATCTATGGATACACCTACAGATAACTATTATTTACAATTTAAACATAAAAAAAAGTCACATACTGGATCATCTAAAGGATTAACATTGAAAGTAGTAACTGATGGTACACTTTATCAAATAATTAAAGATAATCCAATATGCAAAAATAGTTATAAGGATCCTACAACAAAAGATATTATATTTAAAGAAGATAATCTGTATGATATATTTATGATTGATGAGGCCCATGAACATAATAGATATATTGATATGATATTGTCATTGTTAAGATATTCATGTTATTATAATAATGATATTAAATTGGTTATTGTTAGTGCAACAATGGAAGAGGATGAACCTGTATATAGAAGATTTTATAGAAATGTTAATGATAACCGCTTATTTCCCTTTAACTATACATTAATTGAACATCAATTAGATAGGATTAATATAGATAGACGAGTGCATATATCTCCTCCCGGAGCTACTACTAGGTTTAAAATTGATGATTATTACATGCCAAATAACGATGCTGATGATATAGTTGTAAATATTATTAATAGTACTGCTTCAGGTGAAATATTATTATTTCGGCCCGGTTTAAAAGAAATACATAGATCTGTTGATAATCTTATTAACAAATTACCAAATAATGTATTATTATTGCCATTTCATAGTAAATTAACTAATGAAAAAAGAAATTTTATAGAAAAATTAACACCTGATAGTATTAAAGAATATACCATTCCCAGGCATATTAAATTTGATGATGATACAGATTTATCAGATGTGAAAAGGGTTCCAGTAGGAACATACACACGTGCCGTAATAATAGCAACAACTATAGCTGAAGCATCTATAACTATAAATAGTTTGGTATTTGTAGTAGATACGGGAACACAAAAAGTTGAGGTTTATGATTATGACAGTAAAACATCAAAACTTGAAACTAGATATATTTCTGATGCATCTAGAAAACAAAGAAGAGGTCGTGTAGGAAGAAAAGCACCCGGTGTGGCTTATTATACATATGAAAAAGGATTAACTGATAATATTAAAACACAATATGATATAAGTATATCAGATGTATCTCAGGTTATATTTGATATATTAAGGTCAGATGCAAATGATTCTCCTCTTATTAGAGAGATTGATCTTACAAATCCTGAAACTCTTAAATATGGAATTAAAAATATGGCAAGTAAGCAATATTCTTATAAAGGAATGTATGTATCATATACAGGAAATCCAAAGTTTTATGATTATGAAAATTCTGTAGAACCTCCTGTTTACTATAAAACAGGATATTCAAGTAATACATTATATGATCCTAAATGTGTGTTTTATATAGTGCATCCAGAGGAACTATTTATAGAAAGAGATATATTGGGCCATGTATCTAAAATTAAGGATAGTGAAAGTATTGGATTCAACAAAGATACTGGGAAGATAGAATCAAAAAAGATGGAGTCATTTTTTGATTCTCTTATGGAAAAACAATTTGTTAAGAAACTGGGTAATGATTATACTAAATCTCTATATGGGCATGCTATAAGTCAGGTAATGTCATCTTTAGAAATATCTCCTGAATTAGCTATCAGTTATTTCTATAGTAGAAAGTATGAAGTTAGTGATAATTTTATATATTTGCTGGCTATGCACAATATATTAGGAGGTAATTTAAAAAATATGGCATATAGTGCAGATGGATATGATAGGTATACTGAACTAAGATCATTATATTCTAATCAATATGGTGATAGTAAAGGACTTGTTAATATGGCTAATGATATACTAAAATATTCAGATAGTATAGGTATATTTTATGAAAATATTAGAAATAAAGATACTTTAAAATATCTAAAAAAGCAATATATGGCTAAAAATTATAATGTTATAAATAAAGATATATTAGAAAAATTTGTTGAAGCAGACCGTAAAAATAAATTATTATACAATGACAATATATCTGAACAAGAAATAATCGATATATTTGGCCATATGCCTAAAATTGCAATTAATGAAAATGATAAAATAATTCAAAAATTATTTACATGGGCTAAAGGAAATTATATGAATGGAAATTATGTCTATAATTTTCTGAAAGAATATGTTTATCTTGTAGATAATATATCTGAATTTATAGATAATGAAGCAGATGCTATTAATTATATCGATGATATGATAGATATCAGGTATAGCTCTAATAAAGATAATTTGTTGATTGCATCTTTACTTCATGGTATTGGGTATAGAGTATCAAAGAGGATTGGTGGAAGTCGGTTTTATATGTCAGCTACTGACCCATCACCTAAAAAAACATATATATTAAGGCCAAATGATACTTTAATTCAGAAGGTTTTTATAGGAGAATATGTTATTTATAACAACTATAACCCTATAAAAGATACTATTAGTATTATTGATAATGTAACACCAGATATGGTTCAAAAATGTGTTCCAAATACTTTTAGCTTAGATAGGATGAATAGTGAGATGTATAAAGATAGATATCAGACTAACTTGCTAAATGATGAATTAGTAGGGATATCATCAAAAGATATTGCTTTGATAAAGGATTATATTAGTTCTGTTCAAAAAATCAGGAAAGATATGATTAAAAATTATATCCCAAATACAACTGATAATAATACCTCAAATACAATTAATAACCAAAAAGGAGGATTTAATTTTGTATATCAGAAAAGAGATTTATATGTTAACAGATTTGTGTATAATATATTAAGAGAATACATGAGAAGAAAACAATAAAATGTATATTAAATATATAATTAATGAATCCTAATATATGGGGACCGGCAACATGGACATTTTTGCATACTATAACATTTACATATCCAGATAATCCCACAATAGATGATAAAAAGAATATGTATAATTTTTTTATGAATTTATCTAATGTTTTACCATGTGAAAAATGTAAAATTAATTTTGATGATCATCTTAGAGATTATCCTCTTACTTCTGAAGTATTATGCTCAAAATCTAGTTTATCTAGATGGTTAATTGATATTCATAATGAAATTAATAAATTAAATAAAAAATCTGTATTATCATACCAACAAGTTGAAGATTATTATAATAGGATGTACTCTGGGAAAAATACTTGTATGTATGTTGGTTTTTATGGGATAATTATAATATTTGTTATATTGCTAATTATTGCTGTATATAAATTAAAAAAATAAGTCAGAAACAATTTAGTCTGCATTAATAACATCACTAAATTCTTGCAAATCTTCTAATTCTTTTTGTAAACTGGTTATTTTCCTATTTACAAAATCATTTATACTAGTGGTTAAACTATTATTCAACAAACCATATCTGTTGATTATGTTATATATTAATATTTTATCTTTGATAGAAGCTTCAACATTATCACTTAATAGCAAACTTTTTACTTTTACAGTAAGCCATTCTTTTTGAGCATCAGACCCATTTTTGCAAATAATTTCTAATATATCTAGGTCAAATATAATATTATATGATAGTAGTTGTAATTTCTCAAAATTCAAAAAATCTTTTTCTAAACATTTTTTGAAAATATAGTTGTATATTTTAATGTTTTTAAAATCGGATAGGATAGGATATATCATAAGAATAGGTTTTCCTTTAGCATTATGTGTCTCAATTTTTAATTCTGAATATACTTGCTTAAAATCATTTATTCTATCAATACAATTATTAACATCATCCATATATTTATCACAACTTTCACAATTAGGAAAAATTGTACAGTTTCTTGTCTTTGTCCCCCAATGGGGAGGATCTAATTCGTCAACATGGTCATAATATATGTCTTGGACGATGTTTCTTATCATTTCAGCTGGTGATATTATACTCTCTGCTACTTTTGACATAATGTATTTATATATGATTAACAAACAATACGGCTTAGATTATTTAGAATAAATTAATCAATTTTTATCTCTCTCTTATCTTACTGATAATCTGATCTATACAGCTTTTAGTAAATACATGCTCACAATCATCAAATCCATAATCATAGCATATATTATTATGCTCTAATGTATCTTTTTTGACTTTATCGATATCTCTATTTCGCGAGAAATCTAAAAAATATGTTTTATAAAGGCTAGAAAAGTTATCTTCAATGATATTTTTGTTTGCTTTTAACAAATTTTTAATATATGTATCTTCTATTATACATTCATTTATGTTTCTAAACATATTATTATGATCATTTACTGTATCTATTATATTACGAATATATGTATATTTTTTATTTTCTGGTATTTTGTGTAATTTCTCATTATCTAAAATCAATTTTATCAATTTATTTTTGCAACCTAAAAAATAATCAAGCATACCACGTTTATCATTGTTATAGAAGGCTATGAATAGTTTTTGATTGATATTGTTTGTGTTAATGAAATCTTTGCGTAAATCACTAATATTGTCATCCAATGTACCAATATCATTATTTCTGTTAGCCACTATATGATACACTAATATTTGTCCTAAATGTTTATTTTTATTGGTATATTGTAATAGTAATTTTCTTGTAGCTATCATTTATGTGTGGTATTGTATTGTATGGTAGTCTTATCATTAATGGTTCAATTTTTTGAAAAATAATATATATTAAGCATAAAAAAAATGTTTGTAAATAACAAGATATTCAGTTATTATTTTATTAACTTAATTATTTCATATATATAATACATAGTAAATCTGTGCATATAGTATGAATCCGGTGATCGTAATAAGTCATTTATATTTTCTAATAATGTTTTATTATTAGAAAATAATGTATTAAAATTAATATCAGAAAGTTCTAGAAAATGTAATATTATATGATAACATCCAAATTCAAAATATTTTTCAATTATTGTTTTATTACCTAATGTTACATGATTAAGATCAGCTCCATTATCAAGTAATAATTTAATAATTTTTTTTTCATGCATTTCGACATCTTCCAGAGTCATAGCATTTTCTTGTTCAGAACTCCATGTATTATAACTTTTTAAATCACCTGTTTGGTTTAAAAAATACATAAGTGGAGAAAGTCCATTCTCATCAACCATATTTACATCTGCAGATCTATCAATTAAATTAGCAATAATATCGTAAATGATGTCTATTTGCAGTAGATCAGTATGATATAAAATAGCAGATATTATAGGAATTTTCATTGTTCCTATTTCATATAATTTATTTATATCTTCATCGGGTAAGTTTTGTATATAATCTTTAATTTTATCAAAGTTTATAGGTAAATTAGCTAATTCTTTGATTATTGCAGATATTAATGAGATTATATTCGATGACACTTTTGACATTGTCTATAAATTGAGTAGGTATCATTAATTATTATTAGCTACAATTAAATATATATTTTTCAATTTTTTTGGTTATGTATATATTTTTAACAGAGCAATAATATTGCTTATTAAATATTATATAATATTATATGAAAAGATATAAGGATAACAATTATGAATTCTTATATGAAGATAAAATATATCTTATTAACAAAATAGATCCAAGATTGGAGTTAAAACGGGAAAAATTATTAGAAAATGTATTTTATCATTTTAATAAAATTGTGTTAAAATATATTCCGGAAAAATATATTGTTGGGAAAAAATCCGCCAAAGTTATTCTGGATCAAATGTTAAGTGTTTTTATTATGGATAATCTTGATTTTAGTGAAGATCCGGTTATACCGACAAACCCTATAAACTTTTCTAACTTGAAAGAAAATTTGAGAGTTAAACTATCAAAAGGAAAATATAAATCTGGTGAGTTTAACAAGATTATTGACAAGATTATTGATGAACTGGATCTTAAAAACAAATTTATTAATTCTATGAAATTGTTGATTATTTACTATAAAAATTTATCATATGACACTCAAAAAGTAATAAAAACAGAGAAAAATAAGATAATAACACTTTCATTTCAGAATAATCATATTGACATATATTACAAATTATATGATAAACTTGTTAAAAGGTTTATTAAATTACCAAGCAAAGTTGATATAATTTATGATATTGATTTATTAATATATTGCCTTATAAAAAGGAATATTATACTAATAATGTATAATTTACAACTGGCAGTACATCCTGATATTATGAATAAATTATACAAAAATTATAATATTAATTTTGAATTATTCGGTTCTGCCATAAATGTAAATTCTGATAAATATTGTAGCACATTTTATGATATTGAAAAATATTTTGGTAGTTATGGATCATTTTTTTAAATTTATCCCTATTAAGGGAAATTATTCTATGAATCCTCCATTTTCTGAAGAGATTATTAAATTATCATCAGAAAATATTGTAAAAAGTATTCTATCATCAAATGAGCATTTGAGTATTTTTGTATGGCTTCCTGTGTGGGATAGAAATGGGAAAAATATATTATCTAAAAAGTGTAAACTAAAGCCATATATAGGCGCAAATTATGGTGAATATGAAGGATTGAATATATTAGATAATTCTGGACTAGTAAAATACAAGGATATAATATGTTTGTCTGATATGAGCTATTTTGATTATAAATGGTTCAAAATAAAGAAAGTTGCACATACTTATTTAATAGTGTTACAAAAGGCCAAATTTAATAAAAAATTAATAGATTTGTCAATAAAATAGAATATATACTGTTTTTTCCGGCTATATAACCTATTTGTAACACTTATAAAAAAAATTGAAAATTCAATTATTATTTGAATTTTGTATAGATGCCAATATATTAACAACATTTATACTCAATGAACTACGCCCCTACTTGTAATTGTAATACATTTCTACAAAACACTCCTCTCCTTGCAGCCCTAGGTTATTTGAAAAATGACAAAGGAAATTTAGTACCATCCTCAAGCAATGGTTTTCATGAACCAAAAGTTTGGTTTAACCCATCATTTCAAAATGTTTATCCTGAAGGGGTAAAAGAAATTTATTTGCTAAACTATGGCAGAAATGATGAAAATGTATATAATAATATACCTGGAGCAAAAGAAACAATTGCTAGAGGAGTGTTTTTGTTAGAATTTACTGACGAGACTAATACTCTTCTTATGGGTTTGGATAAATCTTATCCAATAGATACAAAAAGACCTGAAAATGTTAAAGATTTGTTTAATAACTACTCGATAATTTCGGAGGAGAAAGAAAATGGGGAAGCATTAAGAGTATCTACCACTTCTCATAACAATATACAATACTTTATTTTTGGTAGTAAAAATGCTGTTTTTATTGTGGATTTACCATCTTTTGTAAATGGTAGCTTTTTATCAAAATATTTTGGTGATAGTGATAATAACAATAACACTTCATTCAAAATAGCCCAAGCTTTCCATAATGATTTAAAACTAAGAGATACTTTAATCAAAGTATGTTTAAAACATGTTGGTGGAATGATTTCTGGAGAAATCATTTTTCAAAATTCCCAACATATCACTAGTAAAACATTTTGTACTGATAACAATGGTGTAAAATTGTACTTGTTTACTGTAACATATGTTGATAATGATGGATTTCCATCATTTTACATGTTGGACAACAATGTGCCTCTTTGTGTAAATCGTAAATATTCACAATTTGAAACTTTTGATAGCTTTTTGGATTGGTGTAGAACTAAAGTTCTTTCTGTTGATCATACAAACAATGAAACCCTCACAAGTGAGGGAGACATTATTAAATTTGTTGATGATGACAATAGAATTATCTGTTCACTCAAATTGAAATCAATAGTTTATGAATTGTTAAGAAAAATAAGAGAATTAAAACCAAAAGAATATGCCCTTACTGATTTTCAGAAAGAAATTTTGAAAACATATTCCAATAAAATTAATATTAGAGGAGCTTCTCTAATAAATTTTATAAAAATATGTTTTGAAGTATTGTCTGATTCTAATAATATATATAAAGTAGTACATGATCAATTTAGATCTGATAATAGGTACAAATTTATACAATTTGTTGATACTCTTTTAGAAATTAATGCTTTTGATAATTTAGATTTTGAGGTTAAAAAAGTTAGGGGGGAATATATTACACCTTTTAGCTTCTTTTTCCATGGGAAAAAAGAAGTTAAAAAATTGGATAATTTTCCAAAAGTTGTGATAGTTACTGGAGGTTCTTGCTCTGGCAAATCTAGTTTTTCTGGATATCTTAGAAAACAACTTGAGGGACAATTTAATCTTTTAGTTTTGGACTCAGATATAGACTCTGGAAACAGCAAATACATCCAAAAAGAGCTAATAAAAGGTAATTACAATATTGTTATTATTTCTGCATGTACAGTTGGCGCAGCTAAAAAATTTCTTCCTGAAGATATTCAATTAGATATAACCCATGTTGTGATGGCTCCATTAGGATACAATACATATGTTAAAAGATTTTTTGGTAGAAATCATAAAATAGCAGGAGGATTCAAAGAAGCAAGAGAGATTTATAATAATCAAAGAAAAACACTAACATTGTTATCTCCATTCCCTTCTGCATTCTATAGTTATGAAGAAGAATCTTTTCAACATTTAGCAGAAAGAATATTTCCTGACTATATATTTGACAAATATGTCCCTACTGAACAAAATTTTTTAAATATATTAGATGAAATTCAAAGAATATATTATCATTTGGACGAAAAATCATATAATGATATATATAACCTTTTTGAACTCCCATTTAATAATTTTACTGATGAATTACATATAACCTTATTAAATTTGGGAAAAGAAAGAAAATCTAGAATTCCAGAGGGAATAAATATACTTTCCTCTAACACAAAAATTGAAGTTATTGGACTTGCGACATTTGACAAAGATGATCAACATTTTGTTGTTATTTTGGTTTCTGTAAATGGTAAAACAATCAGAAAAAGTGATGGTGGTATATACCATATTACAATTTCAACAACTAATGTTCCTTCTTGGAAAATTGGTAGCATGTTGAAAAATGGTGATAACATCACTGTTAAAGATTGCGAACCATTTATTATTAATGGATCAATTGGTGTTGAACGTGCTGCTAAAGCTAAAAATACCAACAATAATAATAACAGAAACAATAATAATAACAAAAATAATAGTAATGAAATTACATGTTATTGTTGTGGGAAAACACACGTAACATTTTCTAAAAAAATGAGAAGATTATTTACAAGATCACCTACTAAAACAATTTGTACAAATTGTAATGGTGTATGTAAATCTTCTTGCAATACAAACATTTAACTCTACTTTTTTAATTTTGACTTTTTAATTTTGACTTTTTAATTTATTTATCAATTAGACTGATTGTATTGCTTATAACTTTATCTACTTGATTTTCTGTGTAATTTCCATTTATCCAATCATTTATAGTTAAATTTGAGTTGGATAATACTTTATCTCTCATGGTAACTATATCATTTGAATAATTTCGTATTAGATTTTTAAAAGATATATTTTGTGATCGTATACTTTTTATCATTTTTTTAACTAATTTTTGTCTATCAACATCAGCATATGTGATTCTATAATCAACATACCACACAGACCAAAGTGCACAAAATCCATCAGGATCGCCAATTTTGCTTCTATTGATATCATTTGATGAGAATTGTTGAAATCCTGCTTTAGGTAAAAAATCGGATGGTTTTACATATTTTACACTATTTAATATATTTGAGAATAATTTTTCTAATTTGTTATCTAATAATTTTGGTAGATAATCAAAATTGTATGGAGTGTTATCGCCAACTGGTTCAAATCTTTCAATTTCATTAATTTTTTTATCATAAACTATATAATTAGAATGATTTCCTATTTTCAATTCAATACCAAGAGGAATAATAACAAATCTGCATCCATCACTACAGCATTTTGCGAATCTTTCATTAAAATTGCTAGGGAGTATAAGTTTTTTATCAATCCATACTATTTCAAAGTTTAAAAATTCGCATTTTTTTTTTGTAAATATTCCATATTTTTTATAGTAATTACATAATTCATCATTTATTGCATAATTTTTAATATATGTTTTACATATATCTTTATGCTTATTTGTAAGATATATAATACCAATTGATATTTCAAGAGGAGTGCCAGAAAATGTGCAAAATTCTACATTACTTCCATTACTAACAACAACACATGATCTATATTTTTTAGCGGGATAAGATTCATTACTACATGTTGTTCCTGATTTATAAAGATTATAAATTTTTTTTCTTATAAATTCTTTACATTTACTATCAGAATATTTACTTATAGATTTACTACATTCTTTTTCCCATTCTTCATTCCATATTTGGTCATTGTTTTTAAGTATATATATATAACTATTAACTACAATATCAATATATTTATCAATATATTCTTTTTGAACATAATCTATAGGCCTTGTGCCATTATTATTTTTGATAAAAATATTTAATTTTTTTTTGCTTAATATGTTACTCAAAGATTCCCAATATTTATTTTTTGTTAGTATATGTAATGGTGTATTTCCATTTACATCCTGATGATTAAGATTGCTAATTTTTGCTAAAATTTTAATAATATATATATATTTGCTAGTAGCAGCTATATGTATTGCTAATTCACCATTATTATTAAAAATATTAGCATCAGAACCGGCATTTAATAATATATTGATTAGTTTTTTATTATTATATTTTACTACATAATGAATAACAGTATTTCCCATATAATCTTGTATATTTAGAGCAACATTATTATCAATTAATAGTTTAATAATATCAAATTGAGTATTAATTACAGCATAATGTAATGCTGATAATGAATACCCATAATTTTGACAATTAATATTAATACCATTATTAACTAATAATTTGGATATATTAAATAATTTGTACATACATGCAAGATGTAAAGCATTATCTCCATTTGAAGTTACTGTATTTACATTAATATTATTATCTATCAACAATTTGCATATATTATAATTTTTAAGATGAATAGCATAATGTAAACAATTTAGTCCTTTATTATCTACAGTATTAATTTTACTATTATAATTTAATAATTTTTTAATAGCATAAATATTTGTATATTGTACAGCATAGAATAATGGTATTTGTCCATAATTATCAAGTATATTTGTAATAGGTATATTAATATTTCTTGCATTATGGTTTAGGAGTATATCAATAATATTATTGTATCTAAATTTTATGCAATAGTATAATATTGATCTTCCTTCAATATCAGTAATGTCAATCATTGCCCCCATATTTAGTAATTTCTTTACTATATCTTCTTTATTTTGCACAATAGCATAATTAAGTATATAATTATTACTGGTATCTCTGATATTAACATCAATATTTTTATGTTTTTGCAATAAATGTTTTATTTTATCCCATTTATTCTCTTTTATATATTTAAATATTACGATATTATGGCTCATTATAATATAATTAGCCATAATATTATTATGTACACAATATATCAGAAATTAGATTTATAAAGTAGCTATGTATACTTGATAATATTTCCAACCTATCTTTATGATGATTTCTTATTTTACTGCAAGCTTCTGTATAAGATAGCCAATCTATTCCACCGATTTCAGAAGATTGTTGTTTATTATTTGGATCAATAATAGGTTCTTTATTGATATCTGATTTAGCAAGAGCTAAATAATATATATGTTTATATTTAACTCCATTAGATCCGACAAGATTTTCTGTAATGGGATTTATATTATTTAGTATAAATATATCATCAGAATTATAACAAGTTTCTTCTTGAAATTCTCTAATAGCACATTCTATATCTGATTCATTATAATTTCTTCTTCCTTTAGGAAATCCCCACTCAGTATGGGAATACATAGGTGTCGCATTATTTATAAAAAAATTAATATTTGTGGTATTCATACTTTTAAGTTTATTAAATTTATTTTTAGACTTTTCGAAATCTTTATCATATTTAATATTTTGTTCAGACCATAAATCTTTCCATAATTCATCAAAATTATTATTTTTTATTTTATCAATTTCTTCTGCCATCATTTGACAAAATAAATATCTAATATTGTCAATATTGTCAAGATTATATTTTCCCCTCATAAACTCTGAATAACCAAGACTATGTTTTCTCTTAATCATTAAAAATTTAATATTATTGACATAAGAGCAAAATATACGTAAATTATCTGTATTTTTTGCAGAAAATCGTATACTATCACCATATACAGTATTTTTTGCACTATTTTCGATGTAATTAATTAGATTATATATCAGATCATTATTATTGGGAACTTTTATTAATATAATTCCATAACTTGTTATAGGTTTATAACATCCTTTATGAAGATGTCCTCGATCACCACAATTACAACAATATAATTTATTTTTACTTGCCATTCTTCTAAATTAAAATTCTAGATATTCCTTTATGTCTACAATATTATCATTTTCATCTTTATTTGTATCATCATAGTATTTTTTAATCTGTTTATCAGATGCAATATCATGTATCTTTCCTATAACTACTATCTTTCTATCCATATTACTAAATAATACTGATTCAATATATAGAACTATAAAAGATCCTGGATTTAATATTTGTGATGTATTTTTTGTTTTATATCTTAGAACATTATTGTTATCTGTAAAAAAAATATCAGAATTATATCTAGAACTTGGACTATATGCTAATATAGGACCATCTTCTAATTTTACTAGTTTTTTATTAACACTAGTAACTTTACATATAATAAAAGTTGATTTAAGAGGTCTACATAACCTCAATGTAAAACCTATTTTAAATTTAGCAAATCCATGTAAATTTTCTCCTGATATTATTCCACTATCATGATCTGTTATACTATATATTTTTTCTATATATCCATAGTCTAAATAACATTTACCTTCTAATTTTTTTATTAAATTATGTTTTAGATGTATATATATCTCATTTTCCATCTGATCAGGTCTTAAGCCTATTTCAGAATATAGTTTTGTATTAATATATGGAGTAGTAATTTCCATCTATATATATATAATATATTAGTATGTATATTTTTATATACTGCTATTGTTTTAATTTCAATTTTATTTTATAATTATAACATAATTATTACCTATTTTTTTTGCTCCTATATCATTTTCTATAAATTTCTTAAATTCATCTAATCTATTAGTATATTTTATTGTTAATGTATATTCTTTTTTATTCTTATTATATAACACTTTTATATCAATATTGAATCGTATTGTGTTTTTAATTTTATTTTTAATATATTCAACTCTATCTTCGAGATTATATGGAAATTTATACTTATTATGATTTCCAGGAATTATTACATATGTTCTTTTATCTTTACCTGTTGAATATTTTTCTAATTCAAGTAATCTATCCTTAATCATATTACAAAGCGCATTTCTTTTTTCATCTTTTACAGGAATTTTTAAATATTTTGCTACTTTTATTAAATATATTTTTTCTTTTGAATTTGCACAAACTGCTCCTTTTATTGATGGTATTCCTGCAGCTCTCTTTCTGCCAGCATCTTTACTTCTCTTTTCTCTTAATTTAAATACATCTTCTAATTCATCCAATGGCTTATTTTTTCTAACAGATTCTTTATCTATTATACCAACATAATTATTTTCCTTTCGAGAATTGTAATAATCTATGACAGATTCAAAATCATAAATATCATTCTCAGTTGATTTTGAAGATGTCATTTCAGATTCTTTAAAATTTTTAAATTTAGTTGTATTTTTTATATAATTAACAAGTGTTGATTTATTTGTTATTTTTTTATCCCATTTAGCTCTATAATGCATAGGCACATTTTCATCCTGATGAAATGGTTGAAATATATAATACCTATTTACATATATTAAATATCCCGGTCTATTATATTTATCATAAATAGTATCTACAAAATTATTAAAATCATTTTCTGTAGTTGGAATTAGTTCATCTAATGCTTTAAATATAAAAAATTCATCAAACATATCTTTCTTATCTTCCTCATATATACTCCAAATATGTTCTACTATATCTTTTAATATATATACATACTTGAATAAATACATCTTTTTAATTTCCCTTTTAATACTTTCTATTTCTATTCTTGCTAAATTACTACTAAATGTTGTCATATCTATGTCTGTCTTAACTATTTTAGTAGTAGTAATACTTTTATCATGACATTTATATTCACATTTAGTATAGTCGCATATTTGGGGACATTGTTTTTTATCTATTGAATTATTTGTTGGTTCAACACAATCTTTATACTGTTTAATTTCTTCTGGAAATATATTCCCATTTTTATTTAACATACAATCAATCGCATTTTCTTTTAATATCCTTTCTACCTTTTTAACTAGAATATATTTTCTTTCCGCCTTACGATAAAGATCTTCTTCAGTTGATAATCCTTTATCTAAGCTTATAACATATTTATATATATTGACAGTTGGATATACATTATCTTTTGACATTAAACTATAATGAGAACAATGTCTAATTCCTCTTCCTATAACTTGATCTATTCGGCCTAAATTATAATATGCATCTAATATATGCACTTCTGATACATTTTCCAGATGTATACCTTCTGTCATAACTTGGGATCCCATAACTATTTTAATGAATTTACCCTCCTTATTTTTTGTACTATTAAAAACATTTTTTATTATTTTTATCTTGTCTTCTTGGATAACTTCTTCAACTTCATCTGATATACTACCTGTTACAGATATATATGTTGCTGGATGAAATTGATGGTCATCTGTCTTACTTTTATCGTGACCTAAAAATGTATTTCCGCAATAATAGCAAACAGTATTATCAATAATTCTATATTTTTTTGGATCTTCATCATATTCTAAATATCCATTTGCTTTTAATACTTCTGTAAATAATTCTATACCAGTTTTTACTAAATTACAATATACAAATGCAGTACGAGGACCCTTTTTATTTATTATAAGATCTTTTATTTCCATAAAAGCTTTATAAAATTTTGTAGAGAAATGTTCTAGATATTTTATATTAAACATGTCACCACTAATACTTCTTAAATCATCAGATGGTGTTATTATTTTATTATTATCTCCTGCTTTTATAAATTTTGATATTTTATCATTAATGGAATCCATATATGTAATTATTTGAGCCTTTACATCATCTAACCCAGCATTCCCATAATATCCTTTTAATAACTTTTTATTTTCATCTAATCCAGGGAATACAAAATTAGAGACAGATCCCATTTTTCTATCTAATGTATCATCTGCGATAGATAATGCTTTATTATATGTTTCCTCTTGAAATTTTAACATTTTACATTTAATAACTTTTGTAAATAATAATCCATCTGGTATAACTCCCATATCAATTCTTTTTGCAAATGTTAATGGATCAGCTCCTCTGAGGTATGATATATAACCAGATGTCATTTTCCGAAGATATTCTCTTCCACCTGCCCTAAAATCCATTTTATAATTAATTTCAGAATTAAATATCTTTTCTCTTCTAATAGGATCATTATATGGTCTTACAAAATTTATTAATTCTATTATATCATCTGCACGATTTTTCATTGGAGTTGCAGTTAAAAGTACTATAGTCAAATTTTTAGAATTCTTTTTTAATTTTAATAATGCTTCTCCATATGAATTATCAGTTAAATTATGTGCCTCATCAACTATTATTAAACTATTATCTAAATTTGTCATTCTATCAATACCCACATCTCTTTCATACTCACCTCTGTCTGTTTTTCTATATATCTTTTTTATTTTATTATCTTTAGTTTTAACTACTTCTCGTATCTTTTCTCCTAATATTTTTTTGTAAAAACTTTTATAACTCATAAATTTATAATATTGGGATGCATCATATAATGCATTTTTTTTAATAATTTTATTATTTTCCTTTCCAGTATATCGAGTATCATCTTGCTTTTTAATATATGTATCTCCTGTACAAAATATTAAATTATCTTTCCATTGTTCTTTTATTAATGGCCCAGAAACTAATATATGTATCTTTGTATTGTATTTTTTAACAAGATTTTTAAATCTTTCTGCAATAGCTACTGCCGCACAAGTTTTACCAACACCAGTCCCATGAAAAATAAGTAACCCTTTATATGGTGTATCAGGATTAATAAAATTACTTAACATTGCTTGTTGTGGTAATAATTTAAATTCCCCTTTATTATTACATATTTTATCTCTAAAATTTTTCACATCTTCATATCCATTAAAATCAGGTCTATCCGGGAGCCTATGATAATAAAATTCCCTTTTTTTGAAAATCTTGCTCTGAAATAAAGGATCCTCAGGAGATGGATACTCATATTCTGTATTTATCTCTTTTTTATAATCAGAGTTCATTATATATTATACCAAGAGTATATTTTTTATTGTGTTTATCTTATTGATATAATTATATTGTATGTATATATACATATTAATATATGAGCAATAAATATACACATAATGATAAAAAACGATTAGCTGATAAAATTTCTACTATCAAGAAAAAAGAATACTTATTCAGAATATTAAATATTATTAAAGATGAGACAAACAGCATTACATCAAATAATAATGGGTTATTCATGTATTTTCATAACCTATCAGATATAACTTACGATAAAATATCTGATATAATAGAAGAATATGATTCTGAGTATGATTGTTTAGATAAAGAATATAAAATATTTGTTACAAAGGCTTCATACAAACCATATTCAACTGATGATCTTCCATCACAAACCACTATGAGTCCTAAATTAAAATATAGTAATAAAGAAAGAAATTTACTAAAAAGGAAACATTATGATAGTAGAATAAGTAGTGACACTTCTGATATATATTATGAAAATTTTGATGTAATAGATTCTACAAAATCATCTAATTCTAATCCTAATTCTAATAGTGATAATGCATAATAAAATTAATAACTAATTTGTTATACAACAACCGAACATAATTTATTATGGTCTATATCAATAGTAATCATCCATATAGACTGTATATCTCGCCTAATCGCTTCTAAACATATTTCTTCTGTTTGTTCTCTTACATATTGAAACGCACGTCCATCTTGTCTGACAGCTTCTAAGCACATCTCTTCTGTCTGTTCTTCTACATATTGAAGTGCATATCCATCTTGTCTAACAGATTCTAAACAGATCTCTTCTGTTTGTTCTTTTACATATTTAAGTGCTAATCCATTACGTCTAACAGCTTCTAAACAGATTTCTTCTGTCTGTTCTTTTACATATTTAAGATCCCATCTATTTAGTCTAACAGCTTCTAAACATCTATTTTTCATATGATTATAAAAATCATCTTCTGGATATTTTTCCCCTATTTTGTCCATATATGCCTTATACAGTTCTTCAACCATAGAAACTGTTATAATATCTGATAATGTATGATCACATGCATATTTATTTTTTTCATGTAATTTATCAATATCCATAGAATTAATATATGATACTAATTTTGAATAATCTGGTTTGTTTCTGGTATATTCAATAACAAATA